TTTACTCTCCTTTTTTGGTTTGTCTAACACTTCAATATGTGAAAGGAATACTTTTCTATTCCACCAAATTTCTTGTGCTGACATATAATCTTCAACCACAATACTCTCACCATTCTTACCTACAACTTTGTAGTGGTGACGATCGTAGTCTTCATAAGATGACTGCTCAAAGTATTGAGGATCATTGGGGCGAATTAGTTCCATCAGATTTCTTTTGATGGTTGAATTCTATCACATACTTCTCACAAGTGGTAGTTCGGTCTGTTACAATAAAATGCTTTAATTTGTAATTCTTATCTAACTTTTCCCCAATGCTGTGTAATTGCCACATTAGTTCATTGTTCTCCTTCGCGTCCATTTAATGACTCTACTGTGTATTGATACCCACTATCTATCACATTATCATGTAGATTTGCAATATCTTGTAATCCCTCTACTGAATACCAAGGTGCAGTTTCCCAATCAAATCCTTCACCAAAGGTATTATCTGCGTTTACAATATACCAATGACAGGATGTGTCAGGAACATCAACAGCACAATTAGACCAATCATCAGACCATTGTGGTACTTGAACCCAGAGAGTTGCTGCAAAGAAAATACTTAAAATAAAGTTCATGAAAACTTGAATTTATCCTTGAGATCCATAACCTTATTTACCTCATCTACAGCAGCAGACATTCTTGCAGACAGAATATCCATCATATCACCAAAGATGACTTCGTTTTCAACATAATCATCAAAATACTTATCTAACGCCTCTTTCAGGTACCTTTTACGGTGCCACTCTGGTGAATAGGGTTTGTAGTCCATGATGTGGAGTTTATTATGCTCGTATTATAGCACTATCTATTGTTCTCGTCAATACCGAGTTCCTTAAGATATTCTGTCCACCAATCAGGATCTTTTTTCATTCTCCATTGAGGTACTTCTAAATCACGTTCAGAATACCACTCAAATAGAGCATTATCTATAGTCTGTGCGATCTCCATACTCCTCTTCCTCTTCATCAACATCTGCATATGCGTCTGCCACATATGGTCCGTGTGGTTTTTTGGATTCTGCTCTGACATATTTTTGTTCATCATTGACTGCGGAAATCCATAAACTTAACTTCATTATGATCCATATAATTGCAAGTGGTGATAAACAAGCAACTAGGACTAATGGTTTCATTCCTCCAACTCCAAACACTTTTGAAACTTATCTCTTAATTCATTTATTTTAGTTTCCTCCTGAAATTGTAAAATGTAACTGTTTATTTCCTTTTCCTCACTTGTCATTTCCATATGATTTATGAGTTTAATATCAATAAGACGCACCATATCCATATAGAAATTTGTACCCTTCTTGACGAACTCTTCGTAAGTCACAAGACTTTATTATTCTGAAAATAATGCAGAGTGTCTTTCAATCCACCAATATGTTTATATCCAATGTTTATTTGTGGGTACTCAGCATCTGGACCAAATTCTGCTTCAAATCCTCTCTGCGAAAAGTGCTGATTAAGTTTATATTCTAAAAATTCACCGCCGAGAGATCTCAAAAGAGATGTTATTCTCTCACATTCTTGACTACCGTTGGAATAAATTACTGCTGTTTCGTTCATAGGTTTGACTACCATTTGTTTTGTTTTATCACACCATACATAATGAGTTTCTGATCCGTCTTCGTGAATAATACTATACCTGCTCATTACTTCTTTCAATCCATTCATCAATTTGTTCTTGAGTAGGAACAATGATTCGGAAAGCAAGTCCTTCCTCTTCAAACTCCTCATTCATTTTATGATATGTTTCAGGTGTAATCTTCTCAGTCACGTTGTCTCCAATCATCAGGTTTATCACGTTGAAACCAATCAACGATTTCATCAGCACCATCAAACCCCGTTTTGTAATTAGATGGGTCGGGGTCACCTAATCCCATCCTATTCATAAAATCGTCCATACTACCTTCTTCAATGTCTTGTGATGCCTGGCGGCGTGCTTTATTCAACCAATCTCTAGCAAGAGTATGTGCTTTAGCAAGTTTTTCTGCCCAAATCATATCCTCTAAAGGAACTTCTTCGTTGTTTGCAATGCAACGACAAATAGATTCAAGACGAAGGCGGTATGCAGTAGATAACATAAGTTTATGCTTCTTTGTCTTTATTTATTTCTACCATCAATTCCTTAGCAATTCGCAAAGAACGACGATATATCATATATTTTACCACAGGATTGTGTGGATTGTTAGTCAACCACCACCAGTGGCGTCTTATTTCAGTATTTGCTAACTTTGACACATACAAAAAAGCGGCAGCAGCACGATCATCAGTTACGATGATATATGCTACTACCGCAAACATCCCCAAGAGGATTATGTGTGAGTCCATCAGTGGAACTCCTCATTCCTACGACTATCAAGATAGCGAACAATTTCTTCTCGCCATTCCATCAACTCATTAAAACACTCCTGATTGTGAGCACATTGACGAAGTTCATGATCTGGTTTCAGGACACTCTCATAGAAAAGACCGAGAGCGTCTTTACGTTTTTCGTGTTTTTGATCGGTCATTTGCGTGACTTCTTTTTAATGGTTTTCCGTTGGTTGTTGATAAAATCAACAGATTGTTTATACGTTTTGAGTGTCTTCACTGGACACCCATTATGTATAATGATGTACCCTTTAGGTTTTTTACCAGTTCCTGCAAGGGGAACTGCTGCCCACATACCATCATTAGTAACGTAACCTAATGGATCGCCAGGTTTGGGATCAAGTAGAGTTGGATATGGGATGAAGGGTTTGAGGAATCCCATTAGAACACAGCAGTGACACCAATCACAGTGGCGTTAGGATTGCGGGCAAGGGCAACTTGACGTGCCTCTTGATAGTCCCGAGCAACCACAACTTCATCAAATACTTTGCCAGCGACGAACAGTTGAACTTTGCAGCGCATTGGTTTTGATTCCTGAACAATCTAATTATACACCATTGATGGCACCTGTCAAATCACATAAAGGACAGTACACTTTCTGTCACACCATTGATCCGTTTTTCTGTCAGATCATAGTATCCCTGATTCATTTCAACACCAATAAAATCACGCCCACACTGCTTAGCAGCAACACCAACAGCACCACTACCCATACAGGGATCAAATACAGTATCACCTACATTTGAACTTGCTTCAATCAATCTGGTCATAAGTTTCACTGGTTTGGGTGTAGGGTGATCTTTATAGCGTTCAACTGAACAACGCCATACAGCAGATTGGCAGTGTTCATTGAATGTTGCACCAGACTTCTTTGCAAATACACAGTTTTCAATACTGGACAACCAGATGTGCTGACCATTCATAGGTGAAGGATTAGTCTTCTCCCAGATACAATGACGGACTGATAGTTTGTGTTCAATCAAACGATCACGAATGTGAGACACCTGAACCGATCCACAGAAAATGTAGATACTACCAGAGGTAACACGAACAACTTCATCAATGAAATCATCAAGTGGAAAAGTAATAATATCTGCGTGACTTTTATCAAGGTTTCGCAGACCACCACTCTTACGATTAACCTCATCGTAAGGAATATCAGTAAGTGTGAGATTGATACTATTATCTTCCATTTGAGGGAAGACACTCATACAATCGTTGTTGTGAAGTTGAATCATAGGATCAGCGACGAATGACAGAGATAGCAGGTTCACCTTGTTCAAACACAGTATCAACAACTGCCTGAACACTGCGAGCGGTGCCAATACCAACTTTATCAAAGACAGGCACACATACCAGTCCAAAGGTCTTCTCAGCGCCACCCAGACGGATCACACGACCGATTGACTGACTGATACCAATGTAGTCCATATTACGCATAAACAGGACTGCTTCAAGACCCTTGACATTGATACCCTCAGAGAGAATAGAATGGTGCATAATAACGAAGCGAGTGTCATCCTGTCCCCACTGATTCAGAGTTTTGAAGAACTCTTCACGGGAAACTTTGATACCATTGATAATAGCACCAGTCTTGGAAGTGATATACATCCAGTTGTAACCACGTTGCTTCAGTTCGTGGCAAAAGTCAGTTTGTGACACCATACGCACAATCTGCTTAGTAGAGCGTGCAGCAATTAGGATCTTGTTCAGAGAGTTTGCATCAATGGTGTCCAGCAGGTTCTTATCATCAGACTGTTTGAAATCACCCTGAGGCAGTTGCTGAACCACAACTTTAGGAGGAAGAATGTAACCCTCTTCAACCAACTTAGGAGCAGGAACGTTACAGATTACTTGACCATAAACATCACCATCATTCATCCCAGGTTTGAAGATGGTAACAGAGTGTTTAGGAGTAGCAGTGAAAAAATAGCAGCGGTCAGCGTCAGCAGAAAAATGTTCAGTGGCAGGGAAGAAATTACGCTGGACAGAATTGTGCGCTTCATCAAAATAAATGGTGTCTACGTTGATACCTGCCTCTTGTACTTTGTGCAGGGAGTGATAAGTTGTAAAGATAAGTTGATTGCGGTACGCTTGCCGATGCCAGTTCTTGATTAGTGCAGGTTTAGTGCTGCTGAAATGTTTAGTCTCACCACTGTGGACGTGGTAAACAGCAGCATCATCAATCAATTCCAGAAACTCTTTGCAGAGTTGTTCTGCAAGCAGGATACGAGGAGCAACCACAACAATAGTGGTAGGACCATCAGTATCAATCTGACGCTTTGCGTCTTCAATCATACAAATGGTCTTGCCACCACCCGTAGGGATGATAACCTGACCTTTGTTGTACTTCTGCATCGCTTCCAGAGCGTTCTGCTGATGGGGGCGAAGAGTGATGGTCACGGTTGCCTGTTGAACTTGAGATAATTATAGCAGAAAACCGCCCACCAGGAAACCCAGTGGACGGTCTAAAGATTGGATTGGATCAGGCGAGGAACTTACGATAAACTCCCATCTTTTCCATTACTTCGTGCTCAAGATCTTGAGGCACGACATCCAGAGCAATCATTCCATCATCACGCATAATGATACGATCAGTTGCTACACAGAGCATAGAATAGAGAACATCCATTCTCTTTTCATTACTCAAATCTACAGCAGTAGAGTTCCAGAACTTCAGGAATTGAGTGGTAAGAGTAGACACTGGAGTGTCTGCATCTTCTTCAAGTTCAGCATCAAGAAGTTCAAGAAAAGTTTTACACTCTTCAAGATAACCAAAACGTTCGCAAAGAGCAATATATGCACGAACAGTCTTACGTTGAAGGG